CGGGGGCCCTGGACTTTTCTGTGCGAGAATACGCAAGTCCCATAGCATCAAAGACTTTTGCTACAGATGTGGCGACCCAAGGTTCTATCGTAACTCCAGTTTCTTTGACTATCTCATCTACAAGTGATTTCTCTAATGCAGTCAGTTCTTTCTTAACTTGCTCTGCTCTGTTCAAATCCACTCGTACACCTTTTGTTTTCATGTCAAGGAGTAAAGGTGTAAGTCTAGTTTCTAGTTCGAATATGCCACTGCACTCTTCTTTGGTTATCTGTTTTCGTAACTCGTTCCACAATCTCAAAGTTATTGCAGCGTCATGTTCTGCATAAGCACCAACATAACGAGGTGGTAGTTTCCACATGCCAGACTTTGGATCTACACCAAACTCTTCGGCGGCACTTTTGAGCATCTTCTCATCTTTGTATGTACCGAGATGATCTCCAGCTAGTGAGTTCAGATTGTAGTATCTTCTGTTCTCATTTAACAAAGGCGCTGCAACCATGGTATCTCTAATCTTACCTTTGACTTCTACACCCTCTGCTCTAAGCCAACCAAGATCGTATAGTGCATTATGGAACACGAATGTTTTAGTTGTATCTTTACACAAATCTGTTAGCCACTGAAACACTGGTCGTCTTGGCATATTACCCACAGTATGTGCCACTGGAAAATACCAAGAACTATCTCCAGCCGCCACGGCTATGCCTATGATGTGTCCGTCTTTTCTACACCATCCAGGTCCTAGCTTTGTTAGATTCTCATCTCTCGTTTCTAAGTCAATAGCTATAGTATCGTACTGTGATAGATCTGGTATGACTTCAGGTGGAGTCCAGTCTGAATCAACATTCCCCCATGCCACATCTTTTATGTCTTGTTCCAATAAATGGTATTGGTCACTTGTCATTTATAATCTCTCCACCTAATGCAGCGTAGCCTATTATATCGACCCAACTGTCATCGTGTTCTATCGTTTCTGCTAGTCTGGCTAGTTTTACACCAACCATACAAGCCACAACTTCTTGTGCCGTAACTTCTCTGTCTAATATAACAGACCATATTCTCGCTATTCTTTCGTGATTAAATTTAGCAGGCCCATACTCTTTGGCTCTCGGACCATTGATTAGCTTCTCTGCTTGATCTAAAAAATATTTTCTGTCTTTTTTATTTTCTTTAAACTCTTTTATTGGTTTACCAAAAGGAGATTTGTTTGTGGTTTCAAGGACTTCGCACATGTCATGGACGTAACTATCCCAAAACGGACTAGGGTTTTCTTCGTCAGTTGCTCTTTGTAAATACCATTCTTTTTTCATAATTCAAATCCAAACTGTCCAGATTTTTCTATTATGTGTAACTCCTTCTTTGCTCTCGTTACACCCACATACCAAACTCTCCTTTCGGCATCTTGGTCTGGACTTTCCACACATGCTTTCGTTGAGTCTAGCAACAATGCGACATTATCTGCTTCTCCACCTTTTGCTCTGTGGATTGTAGATACACGGATCCTAGGATCTGCCGATAGAATTTTCTCGCCTCTCTTTCTAACAGACACTATATATGCAGCAACTTGCTCTGATACCTTTAACACATTCTGCCATGTTACAAAGTTATTTGCTGTAAATTCACACAATCTTTCTAGATTACCTAATGAATAACCTTCATCTGGTGGTCTTTCACTGTTAACTTCCTGTAAGTTATACATCAATTTTCTACCCGACTTTGTTATATATTTAGGATCAATTAATTTTGAAAAAGGTTTTAATAAATCAGCAGGCACCGATGCTCCTCTCTGTAACTTTAACCACACTTCTATTGCCACTAGTACGTTTACAGATACAGACCAACCCTCGCCCTCTCTCCAAAACACATAGCCTTCTTCTCTTAACTTTTGACAAACTTTATTAGCAATGTAGTTAGTTCTTGTAAGAATCAACCACTCGCCTTCTGTCATATCAACATCAAGAATGTCATTATGCCATGTAACAAGTCCTTCTTCTTTTGTTGGATTCCACGATTTGTTTTCTCGTTTCGTGATTTGATCCGTCAATCCTTTTGCAAAAACAAAAGGATGTTCTGGAACACGATATGATTTACTTAATACATATTTAGTTTCACTAGCATTAAGAAAATTATCTACATCAACACCCATCCAAGAATATATCGCCTGGTCATCATCTCCAGCGTAGTAAACTTTTTGAGAGTTAGGAACTAATACTTCTTTAACCATCTTCCATTGCAAAGGAGCTAGGTCTTGAGCCTCATCTATGATGAGTAACTCAAACTCAGGAGATGTCCCTCTGAATATAAATTTTTCTATCATATCGATAAAATCGTATTTACCTTTTGCTCTCTTATAATCTTTGAAAGCCTTATCTAATACTAATAACTGTTGTTTATTTAAACTTTGATCCCAACCTCTATGAAATTCTTCTTCAAGATCAACTTGTTTTACTCTAGCATACTGTATTAATGACATATATTTATCGCCACCAGCACCAACATTAAAAAGTGGACCTTCTTCCATACTCACTGTTTGTGTGGTTCTAAAATCTAAACCTACAAGTTTACCTAACTCGTTGTAGTCACGACCCGACATAACTTCTGACGTACTTAATCCAAGCCAACTAAAAGCAAGAGAATGTAAAGTTCTAAAATAAGTAAAGTCTTTTGAGTCTACTTCCTCTATAGCTTTTAGTGCTCTACTTTTTGCTTCTGCTGCAGCTTTTCTACTAAAAGACATAAACCCTATCTTCCAAGGTTGGACATAAGATCCCAATTTACTTTCAACTAATTTAATTAAAGTTGTGGTTTTACCTGTTCCAGGTGGTCCAAAGATTGTAACCTCTTTACCATCTTTCAAATATTCTGTCGGTGGGTTTTTATATTTTTCAAAATCAATCGACATCGCCACATACTCCCTTTGCATCTATCTTTACTGCCTCTGGATACAACCTCCAAAGTTCTTCTTCTAAATATTCTTCTATTAGTATTTTATCATCCATACATTCTTGTCTTGTTTTGTACACAACCCCAGGTTCATAAAAACTACACAAAGCATCGCCACCTCTGTATCTACACTGCTCAACAAAAATCACACAAAAAGCCACCATCACTTCCATTAGAACGGAACCTCCTCTTCTTCGATTGTTATTGGTTTGATTTCTACTTCTGCTCCAAACTCTGGTATCCACCAGACTCTGACATTCTTCCATTTACCTTGTGATGTTTGAAATTTTTTCACAACAGAACTATCTCCGTTATTTACTTCTTTCAATCTTTCTTGGACTTGTGCTCTCGTATAGTTATCAAACTTTCTGTTTCTCAAGAACTCCATCAACGAGTCTAATCTAAAGTATGTCCTTGATTCTTCTACATCTGTATATGGCTTACCCAACACAACTTCTTCAAAACTCTGTGCTTGTACTCGACCAGTGCAGAACAATTCTAGGTAAGATAAAAACTGTCCCTTGTATGTTAGTTCTTGTGGCACTGCTATCTCATTGCAGTTTTCAAGCAACATGTTGACTTGTACTTCCCAATCTCCGTCTTTCATCTTTGGTGGCATAAAGTTCAACTGCTCCATACATGCTCTTTGAAATAGTCTTGGTGCTTGTAGTTCCTCTGTAGTTAACTCAAGTCTTCTACCATCTATGTCCAAGAACCACAGACGAGGCTCCGATAATATAACTGACAGGCCACTGATCGCAGGCATAGATGTTGTGCCAATACCATGTTTTAAACCACGGCAAACACTTTGATTGCAATGCGAGGACATGGGTTCTTCTTTACATATATACTGATACTCTTTCTTTTCTAAGGTATTCTGTATTGTAACTATCTCTGATGCTGGTAGTGGTGGTGTAAATCGTTTTACATTTATCTCCTCCAACTGCGACTTCCAATTATTAGGTGCAGACTTCTGCAAAAAAACACCGAGTTGAAAAGCCGCTTTGTTTCTACCACCCTCAAAAATTCCCATGGTAAGTAAAGATTTAAGACACGGAACATAACCTGGATACAAGTTTGGTTTACCACCAACAGATAGTTCCATAAATTTATTTGGATCACATTTTATTTTCTGCACTCTGTCTATAAACTGTTCAAGAGTAGCTTCTATATACTTAGACCTCTCTTTCCAAATTCCAAACCTCAAAGTTTTTTCTGCATCAAAGTATGGTAGATTGATGAAGTTCCCCACATCTCCTCTCTCTACCAACACCTGCTCTTGCTTCGGGAATATCTCACAACGACCATGACCAAGTGCCGCGGCTATCTCGGCAGCTTTGTCTCTGAAGTCTGCCGCCTCCATCCATTCTGTAAAGAAAAAGAATATGTGTGCACCCCCACTTTTACTACGGCACACGATACACGGTATTTTAAATTGATTTAACTTATCCACCAACTGTTTGTGGTCTAGCGGATATTCGTCTATATCAAGAGCACCAAACTTACATTGGTTCTTCTCGTTGATTGGTATAGCACCGACACCTTTTACTCCGTCTATGTGTCCTTGCATCAATTCTAATGTCAGTGGTTGTCTTACGATAAATGATTTGGCTTTCTGTTTGCCGTTCATTCTTTGGTTGGATACTTCCGTCTGTCCGTGTGCTCCACTAAAACCTTCGAAAGCATTTAATAATTCTTCTGTTAAACTCACTCTACACTCCTAAATAGAAAAAGCCGTATAGATGAGTGTGGTATCTATACGGCTAGTTTAATTAAAATGGTACGTCTTCTTCCTTTGCTATTTCATCAGCAGAAGCAGCCGCCATTTTGACTTCCCCTTTGCTCACACCTTGATACATATTACGAGCTTCAAGCATCATCTTCTCTATCGTTGGTGTAATATCATTAACACGATCTAGCTTGTAGTTAAACCACTTGCCTTGATCGTTGGCTTCTAAGACAGTTGTAACCTGCCAAGCCGTTCCATAAATAGGCATGAGAGCACCACTTGGTAATCTCGCACTATTCTTTAGAGTATTCCATCTACGAGACACTTTTAACTGTGTCTTTTTCATATCAAGAACACTCGGTGCTATAGTCCCATCAGCAGACTGTGCAATCACTAGGTGTTGATGAGTTCTGACCAACTCGTTTCCGTTAGGTAACAACTCGATTGTACCTTCACGGCTCGTCATTGTAATGTCTTTATCATCTGCCGCTAGTTCTCTTACAAAACCACCACCACTTGATCTAAGTTGAAACTCTAAGAACTTCTTCTCAAAAAAAGCAGGAACAACAATAACACCTTCATCTTGCTTATATATCTCTTGAGAGACAGTATTGAAGATGTCGCCTTGCTCAGCACCTTTGATATACAAAGGATCGTCCTTTTGTAGTTGTGGAGATAATGCTTGGATAATCCTTATAAAAGGTATCTGCATATCTTCCGTAGTGATATTTTCAAGACCAACACCAGCGTCAGCTTCTAACATTTTATCTAACTCTGATGCCACTACTTGAGTGGTCTTTCTCTGTGCAACTTGGTTCATTACTGACCTCCCTTTATTTTAGCACGGTTGCCCTGGTATACACCAAATAGATCAAAGTCTATTTCTTTACCACTTTCAATTCTATTTTTCACCCAGGTTTTTAAAGTCATTGGATGCACATGCTGTTTCTTGACAGGCGCAAAACCTTTATTCTCAAGATCTGCAACTACAGAACCAGCTTGATTATCTTGACCCATACTGAAACTTACAACAACTTCGTTCTTGATAAGATCCCCCTCTCCAATCTCTCTCAAGAATTGGAAAGCCTCTTGCTTCTTAGTTTCGGGTATTCTAGCAGAAACAAACTTATCGATTGAAACTTTGTTGCCGTCAACTGTAAGACTTTCAACACCCATGGTCTCCATCAATGAAGGTATATCTTCCTCATCAACAGATCTCTTTTTCTGTTGTAAGTCTTTTAGTTGTGCTTCGGTATCTTTGATTTGTTGATCTAACTCAACAGATCTACGGATTAAAGACGACAGACTTTTAGTATCGCCTTCTCTGACTTGCTTAAATGCTTGAGGGTCAGCTGCCTCTTGCTCGAATAGTGAATACACATCACTCATCGTTCTCTCCTTCTACGTTAAAGTTTATGCCCTTCGGCGGTTATAGTTGAAGGTATAGTTTAGTTAATTATACCTTCTCGTCAACGAGTTTTTTCTCAGACTCGTATTCTTTTTGTGTCAAATAGGTAATTGTACCACCAACAGTTCTAAAGTTTTCTTTAGCTAACTCATTGAGTTTTTTCCAAGTCTCAATCGGTACTGCTATTGACTTCCATTTATCTGTATCCATTGTTTACTCCAAAGTAAGTGTGGGTAGGGACAACACCAATAACGAAAGGAAAAAAGGAGAACCACCCTACCCATACTTTAGATATTGCTGCAATTACAACATCCGTGACAATTATAGTCCTACCAAATTTATTTATATAAGTCAACATAAAATCTTATACTTTCTCATATATTTTATATTCTTTTTTTAAATCATACATTTTAAGCATCTCTGCCTGCATCTTTTGACTATATTCTAGCACAGCTCCCCATTCGTTTTTATAAGATGGATTATGAAAATCATTCTTTGTTAAGGTCAGTGCTTTCACAGTCATAAAAGACTCCACTGGAAAGTACAACACCGATCTTATATCCATCGCCGCCAGTGCTATGATGTCGCAATCCTTTCGGGTGTAACACCTTTTGTCTGCACCTTTACATATAGTGAAAGAATATCTAGCCATCTCATCTCTTTGTAGAACTGTTTTTACTTCCACTCGTTGTGCTACTTTTAAATCAACACCACCAACTACGGCTATATCAATACCATCTTGTTTTACTGTTGATGCCGCGTAACCAAGCATGGATAAGTCAAACACTGTTAAGTGTTCACCTGCATTACCCACGATTTTCTCGCCTCTTAATTTACTCATAGTATTTCCTCCTAAATATTGAGTTGTCTTCGTGCACTGCTCTCGGATCATCCTCGAACATAATGCCTTCGTCTTCTTCTGTTTTAACTTTCTTTCTCATTTGCATATCTTTATAAACATCTCTCAATGAAGAGTTGCCAGTGGATCTACAATCGTTGCAGTATCTCTTCATGTATCTTTTGATTTTTACTTTTGGTAATTTTTCTCCACATTCTCTGCAATAATCCATGCCTAGATTTATACTTTTAACCATTCTAGTATCTGCTCCCCTAATGTTATGTTTGCTAATTTGCTTTTGTTAACTAATGTCTTAACTATATGGACATCAACTGTATTTGGACAGACCAAATCCACATACAAGACTGGATTATGTTGCCCGACTCTGTGTGCCCGATCCTCTGACTGCACCCTCGACTCCAGGTTGAAGTCATTGGAGTAGTAGATTACGTTTGTCGCGGCATGAAGAGTTATTCCCATACCACCAGTTTGTGCATTACTGATAAAGAACCGCGTGGGATCTGACGGATCTTGAAACCTCGCAATAGCTTCGTCTCTATCTGCCATGCTCGTGTCCCCAAAATATGTAACTGTAGATTCTTGTCCGTATATGCCTTTCAAGCTACTGCATATCTTCATTATGTCATGGCGAAACCTAGACCATATAATGACCTTGCCTTCCATCTCTTCTATTACTTCAAGAAGCACAGTTAACCTATTGTTTGGTATATGTTTTACTTCGCCATCATCTGTTACAAGATAACCACATAGCAACTGTTGTAGCCGAAGAAGTCTTGTCATAACTTCAGGTGCAGTAACCATGTCGCCACTTTCTAGGAAAGCAACTGATGTCTTCTTGATACTTTGATAATGTCTTTCTTGTTCCATGGTCAAGTCAACTTGCCTTGTTACATAAGTCTTTGGTGGCAGATCGAGTGCATCTTTCTTCGTTACTCTAAATGAATGTGGATCTATTTTTTTCTTTAACTCATCTAAATTCTTATATCCAACCACTTGATTGAACTGATGCGATCCCATCTTCCTATTCATAATCACGGCATACCTACCTTGAAAAGACCAATAGGAGCAGAACCCCAAAATTTTTCTGTCCATAAATAAGAACTGTGAATATAAATCCAATGGAGATTTTGTTATTGGAGCGCCTGTAAGTATTCGTTTATACTTTGCTCCCTCGGCAAATTTTATTAGTGCCTTGGTTCTCTTCGCCTTGATGTTCTTAATCGTGGTGGACTCATCAACTGCCACCAGGAAATTACTTCTGTGTGTGAATGTGTCCAAAAACTTGAAAATTTTTTTAGTCGCAAATGCCTCGACATTGATTAATAGTATTCGTAAATGGGTTCTTGCTTCATGGCCCACGGAGTTTTTCAACTCCATGGTTTCTCGTTTGTTGAGATTAGATTTCCAAGTATACACTTTGGCAGATATGTCATCTGTTAAATGTATTGGTATCTCATTGTTTCTCCAATTAGTGTAGACACCTTTCGGTGCTACAATAATTGCAGTATCTATTTTTCTGTTCCAATACAACCAAGCTATATTGTCAATGAGAACTTTTGATTTACCACACCCCATCTCCATAAAGTATGCAAAGTTTTCTTTGTTATAGCTCAGTTGTAATGCTTTCAACTGATGAGCATACGGCTCAGTTTTAAATTGAAACTGTTCTAACATTTGTTTTCATAATAAAGACCCATGGGGCATTTGGAAGGATCTATATGTGGATCTTTTAATTTATCTGAAAGTTCAATAGCATCAAACTTGGTTCTCCACCTGATGGTGGGGTTTTTTTCGTCCCAAGTTTCTCTAAGATCTTTCTCTTCTAACCTCGCTTCTTCTGTATCCCATGCTCTGATTAAGAAGTACGGCTCATAGTTTAGCTCCTTACTTCTTTGACCTTCATAAAGCT